ACCAGCTGCACTGGATTTAGCAGTCAGTACGTAATCATTTGTAGGAGTATTGTCTATATTAAGATCGGCTTCTTTGATAGAACCATCTTTGATTCCATCTCCACCTGTTATTTGTGTTAGTGCCATTATGCTGCTATCTCCATAAGAGTAATAGTTGAACAGCCAGTTGGAGCATAGTTAGCGTTGCTTATACTAAAACCTGTTCTATTAAGATAACCAGTTCCTCCTTCAGCTCTCCATTGAACTCTATAACTATGTTCTCCTGTGTCTATTGCTGTATCTAAAGTATTTACACCAGCATTTAAAAGGCCATAATAACCCGGACCAGATCCAGACGTAACAATATAAGCCCCATGAAAACCGGGCATATAAGTACTAGTGCTACTATATGCAATATTAGTACCTGTTCCGCTTGAATCAAATCTAACAAGTTTAAAAATAACTTGTACACCATGTCCAGCACCATATTGCATATCAACTAAGCAAAGAATTTTATTAGAAGCAGAAGATGGCGTAATTGTTCTTACCAAAGATGTGTCACTAAAACTTGTACTTGCTGTACTATTTACTGTGGTTATTTGTGTCTGAACAACTTGAAGAAGCTTACCTGTACTTGTTGCAGATGTTAGTAAGGTTGCATTACCAGTTCCGGGTACAGTCAGTTCAAGAGCTGCATTACCAGTTGTACTAGCTGGCCCCTTGATAGCAACTGTACCTCCACCGCTGTCTGCGGTTAATTTTAATTGACTCATGCTGCTACCTCCATAAGTGTTATTGATGAAACTCCTTGTGCTTGGGCGCTTGCATCATTTCCAGCATTTGAATAACCTGTTCGATTTAAGACAAACCCTGTAGCTTGGGATCTAACTTGTATTTTATAACTAACTTGTGAGGTGGTGTTAGGTTGATCTTTTATACAAGCTCCATCAGAACGAGTTTTATATTCACCATAAGAAACATCGTTATCACAACCAGCATGACAAGCATCTGAGCTATTACTAGCAGGGGTAATTACACTGGGATCACCATATGACCCACTACCTATTTTTCTTTGTATTCTTAAAGTTCCATAGAGATTACTACCTCCACCACAAGTGCATTTAAAATCTACAAGTATATAATTACTTGCACTTGTAGGAGTTATATTTGCAGTTAAACCTGTTATATCTGTAAAACTGGTTGAGGTTGTTGAAAAGAAATCATTTTTATCAACATGAACAATTTGAATGATTTTACCACCAACTCCTGTTGCTAAATCAGCACTTTGTATTATTCCGTCTGGTAAACCACCAGCGGATATACCGGATACTGTGCCAGACCCGTTTAATGTTATAGGCATAATTTATACGATTGTCCAGTTTTCTCCAGTACCGATTGTTACAGCAACACCATTATTGATTGTTACAGGGCCAGCTGACATTGCGTTGTAGCCGTTTGTAATTGTATAGTTGGTTGTTACTGTTTGACCATTTTCCCAGAATATTTTATCTGTGCCACCACCTGTAGCTCCGGCTGCTGATTCGACCCACTCCATACCATTGGATGTGTAGCCAAGTACTTTGTCCGTACCAGAGGGTGCAGCGTGTATATCTAGTTTAGCTTCTGTTATAGTATCATCAGCTATGTCACCATTAACAATAGTACCATCTACAATCTTGGCAGACGTAACTGTATCGTCAGCTGGTGTATTTATACTTATTGCGAGTCCGATGGTGAGAATAAAGAAGTCAGCACCGCTAGCAGGGGCACTGGCAAATATAATATCGTTACCATCAATAGCAAATCCTTCGCTTGGACTGGTTCCACTATTAGGTTTCTGAATGACTCCATTGATGCTAACAAGATGTGCTTGAGCATTTGAACCGGGGTTTGATAATGTGAATCTTGTAGCAGAACCGTTAAAGGTTGCACTACCACCGCCTGAGCCACCAGAGCTAGACAGTGTGTTGATTGCTATGGTTTGAGATCCAGCTGCTGCCCAGCTTAGATTACCATTAGAATCTGTTTTTAGAAACTGACCATTTACTATGTTAGATGGTAATGTCAGTGTATAACTTTGTGCAGCACTATGAGGTGGTGATTTAATCTTGACGCCGTGGCTGTTTGCTGAACAGTTAAGTTGCAGCGTACCATCTGCACCGCCTGCACCTTTGATTTCTACAACACCTGTACCGTTAGGTGTTACCTTAATATTACCGTTAGTTGTGCTTGTAGTAATCTCGTTTGTCTGTACATCTAAGTTACCACCAAGCTGTGGTGTAGCATCAGATACGACTTCAGAACTGACAGTTTCGAACTCTAGAGCTGTGCCACCTGAGTTTACTTTGACTGTTTTACCACCCTGTCCTGTTAGACTAGAAGGTGTATCTGTAAGACCAGCAAAGTTACCAGCTGGTGTTGTAACTGTAACAAACTCAACAGCGTTACCAGATGAGTTTACCTTTAGTGTTTTACCGGCTGCACCTGTAAAGTTGGCTGGTGTATCTGATAAGTTTGCAAAGGTTGTAGCACCAGCACCGGGCGATATGCCTGCTAGTTTGCTTTTTTCTGCATCTGTAAATACGTTACTGTCTGACGCATTATCGACAAGTGTTCTTATTTCTGATGCTGTTTGATCTGTTGTTGCACCAGCTTCTATAGCATTTAGTTTACTGTGGTCAGCATCAGTAAATACATTACTGTCACTTGCACTTTCTACTAATGTTCTAATCTCTGATGCCGTCTGGTCAGCTGTTGCTGCTGTTTCTATACCGTCAAGTTTTACTTTGTCTGCTGCGGACATAAGTCCAGATACAGTAGTAGTAGAGTTTACTACATTCTGCTCTTCTTGTGCAGCAAATAATAACTGCTCGTGGTTAGCATTAAGGTCAGCTGCCTTAACCGATGAACCAGCTACGTATGTAGCCTTTGCAACATCTACGTTAGTATCACGAGATATTACTATCCTTGCAGGGCTAGTTGGTATATTACCAGCTGTAAATACTACATTACCACCACCCGTAGTAGTGTAGCTTGTTATATTATAATGTGTGCCTGATGATTTTAGTACTTCGTCTACTGTTACTTTTATATCAGACTGTTGTATAGAAGGAAAAGAAAACGCCTTTGTCGCATTTCCATCCCCAGTGTAGTCTACGAATGTTGTTGCCATTTATTTAGGTATGTTGAGGATGTCATTGGACTGTACCTTTTTAAGATACTTTTTACGTTTTGCTTCTTTTTGCTCTGCTATCACTTCTGCTACTTCTGGCATGTCCATTATTGATGCCCAAGCTTTACGTCTAGCTTCTTGGAATAAATCATCTATTTTACCATTGTGCCAATAGTTTCTAGCATCATACTGAGCACGTTTACCATCACGTATATCTTTACGCATTAGTTTAAGTGACTCAATAGCTTTAGGATCTTGAGCTAGTTTATCAAGCTTACGTTCTAAGTTTTGATCTCCTATTGCTTTTTGAAACAAAGATCGTATGGTAGGATTGTCAGTTAAGTTTGTACTGTCCGGTGCATAGTATGTTGAAAGTCGTAAATCATAACCACTGTCAAATAAGAACTGTCTACCGGGGCTTTGATCTAGTGTCAATGTAATAGGACTAAACATATTAAATGCTCTTGTAAGAAAGTCCCACTCTTTGATTGGCTTACCATTTAACATATCATACTTAATAGGAAGCGGTCTGTCTGTAAAAGCTTCTGTAGCTAAGTTTCTGTTACGTAAAGACTGGTCAATACCTGACCCAATCTCACGCATGTATGGTGTAAATAGTTTACCAAGCTCGTTACGTAAACCAGAAAGTGGTAGTGTATTGTTAGCAAGAGATGCTATAATTCTTTCGTACTGTCCGGGTCTACCAGCAAATAAATCTACAAATGACTGTATACCAGCTAAATAAGACTTACCTGTAATAGATTGTGCAACTACCAAAGATATTTTTTGTAGTTCTCTTTCTGTCCACTCTTCACCCATAAGTAAACTTGCGTCACCTATGTCAGCGATTGTAGACATAATTAGATTGAATGGTTCAAAGGTATCATAACCTACACGCACAGCACCAAGCTTTATACTTCTTGGCTCATACTTAGCATCAAGCCATAGCTGTCTTTTTTGTCTATCAACTGGGCCATTACCTGTAAGATCACCACGCATCCATGACATAGCTGCCATAAATACAACAGCAGAACCTATTGCCAATCGGCCTGTTTGTAACGCCTTAGCATTAGCAAGCTCAACAGCATTAGTTATACCATATCTTTCTACATTTTTTAGATTGCTAGGTGTAGCAAATGCTATATCATTAAACTCCTTAACTAAGAAGTTGAAACCCGGTGTATACTTCGCCGTTAAAGAAAGTCCGTTTACACCAGTTCTAGCAAATAGAAAGAATGGTTTTGCCCATGGATTTGCACTAAATACATCGTTTAGACCTTTTGCAAAGCCTGTAATATCTTGAGTAAGTGTTACCTCTTTACGTGCAAACTTTGTAGCTTCATCAATTATATTACCATTAGCATCAAATACCTGTGCATAAAAG